GTCGGAACGCGTTAGCGCAAGTTGACGTGACACGGTGTACTGGGCTTGAAAACCCTTAATTTGTGTACCGGTTTCCCGGTTATGTTCAGACCGTGGTCTTTGGCCCAGCGTAAGTTCATTCAAAGACCTGAAACGAATGTGTGCTGCAACTTGGGAAGCTGCAGCTTCGCCTAGGGGGTATAGGACATCCTAAAAGCCTATACCTATCCTAGTAACACTGGATCGACGGATCCCCGGTAGATCCACTACCTTAAAATGGAGATTACCAATGCCTGACAACACAGACCCAAAGTCTGACACTGTAGCCCACGATACAAAGACCACCACAAGTGGTTGGACCGGGGGCTGGTGGCCTGTTCCATACAGCAACCAAGTGAACCATCGCTGGTTCAAACGGGATCGCTGGTGGCATAGGCAAACCAAACCGTTTATCGCTACTATGAGGTACGAAACCCGGACAACCCGGGTGTGGCCCCAGAGTTTTCGAACGACGACATACCACGATCGAGTCGGCGGTTTCATTTATGCCGAGTCGGAAGGGGTAGCAAGTGTAGATTACAGAGGCGCTGAGAGTTATGCTCTCGGGCTCCCGTATGTCAAAACACTCGCAGACGTCCAGAACGCAACCCTTGATTTAGCTAAGGGTCAGTCCTGGAATATGCCTGTGTTCGCAGCGGAGCTTGGGAAGACTCGCGATTTTGTGGTTGACTTTGTCAACTCCGTTTCCAACGGATATTCCTCCTTTCGTCAGTTTAAGCGGAGCCCCAAAAGAGCTTTCGCTACGATGAAACGTGCTTTTTCCCGCGTTAATTGGGAGAAGCACGCTTGGGATGGGTCACAGAGTCTCGCAACCCTTTGGTTGCAATACCGTTACGCAATAATGACGGGCATCCAGGATATCAAGGACGCGGCCAAAACCGTGGCAGATATCGCAAGTGCTCACAAGATGGCGGAACGGGTTATCCGTGCAAATCGGACGGCGGTCGTCAGCTCCACCCACAAGTGGCGCAGTGGGAGTTTCGGTTTCATCGGGATGTCAGCAATCGATACGGACGGGAATCACTCCGGCCAAATCACATGCTCGGCATGGATCCGTGTGAAACCTAACTTCACAAATTCAATTACGTGGGAAGCAAGTCAGCTGGGGCTGTTAAACCCAGTTGCAGCTCTGTACGAGCTGACCTTTCTTTCTTTCGTTGCGGATTGGATAATCGACCTAGGCAGCTACCTTGAGCGCTTAAACGCGCTCGCAGGCTTAACCGTAGTTGACGCCGGTACTTCTGTCACCCGACGGGGTGTCATAGAGTACATCGCAAGGACAACGCGCGATGGATATGTCTACCTTCACCCGGAGATGTCTCCAGTCATAGCTGAGTCCACAATTTACAACCGTTCGCGATGGGAAAACCCAGCTCCCGTCTGGACCCCTGGGGTTAACATGTCCACCAACCGGTGGATTGATGCGGCTGCTTTACTCCGTGTCATAGCTCTAGGAAAAGTCAAATAGCGAATCCTTTCATCTCTATAGGAGGTAAATATGGGTTATACTAGTTCAGCCACGATCGCGGGCAAATCCCGCGCCGATGGAACAACCGCACGTACTGTTACCATGCAACGCGTTGGTAACGTTGTCGACGGTTTCGTCCTTCGGGAAACGGGTGCAAACCCGGATCTCTGCTCCAAGCTCACGTACCGTACCACCGAAACCAAGTCTAGCAAAGGCTTGACGGTGCGGAATCTGTCGATGCTTTGGGAATGGCCGTACGAATTGCCGACCGCGCCTGGCATCGTCGCTGGCGTTGTGCAGTGGAACAAGACCGGACTTCATATCCCGGCCAACTGCCCTGCCTTCGTCCGTGCCGATATCATCACACAGCTTCAAGCATTTGCTGTGTCGACGGCCGGCACTGTCGGACTGATGGCGCTTTACGACCCCATGGTTAACGGGGTCCCGGCGTTTTAGGTTCGACTTTACGTTCTTCTTAGTTCCTTTCTTAGGAGTTAGAAATGGCTGAATTGCTCTTTAGTGGTTTAGAACAAACCGAAGTTCTTGAAGATGGTGACGGCTTTGACGCCAAACCTAGTGGTCTCCGAAACCCCTTAACGGAGCTTGGTCCTATCTTAAACGACAGGGTCTGGCAAAGTTTCTTCAAAGAGCGTGGATGTCGTACCCCTCGGGATCGACGCCGTGCGGAATATGCGCTGTGCGATGCGTTTAATCGTACCAAGGCCGACGACTGGTTAGTCGTTCAGCTACTCAACGAGCTAGCATCACAAGCTCCTCAGTCGGTTATCAGGGATCGGATCCTGGAGCTGACGTCCATTGAGCGTTCCGGCAAGATTGTTCCCGCCGGTATGCTCACTGACTTGATGGCCCTTAAGGTGGATCCCCGGTCGTACGTGGGGTACCATCGGTATTTCTGGGACAACCAGTTAGTCAAGCTGCTTTCCAAGTATCCCTTCAAAGGGTATGACGGTATTGCAGAGGATCGAGCTATTGAATTATTTCGCGAGTGCGAACGCAAGAACGCGCTCACTAACCAACGGTGGCTTACAATAGGCTTTGACCCTCGGGTTGAGGCTGTCGCTGTTAGGTTAAATGATATCTTGGGAGAACCTCCTACGATTGATGAAGTAATTCAGAGTGGTGGATGGGGGCCAGGTGTAATGGAAGGTTATCCACTACCGTCCAATCAAACAGGGCCGGAGTTTAAGTTTGCTGTGAAGCCAACAATAACTCCATCTTTAATCCCAATAGCGACGCGGATACTCGAAGGAGTTCCGGCGTGGGACGCTTCCCTTAGGAGCGTCTACGGCCGCCACGAGCGGTTTGAAGTTGTTGAGGGCTCTACTCTTTTCACCGTACCAAAGAAGTTTGCTATGAATCGATGCGCGATGAAGGAACCTGCTATCAACGCGTGGATGCAGTCCGGCCTCGGCACGGATATGCGGAAAAGATTCAAACAGACTAGCAATGTGGATCTTCGGACATCCTGGACTGTTAATCAGGAGTTGGCACGTATTGGTTCGTTGACTGGTTTATTTTGTACAGTTGACCTTTCTAATGCGTCTGACACTGTTTGTCGGGCACCCCTGAAGAGTATTTCACACAGAGGCTGGTTTGGATTATGGGAGGCCTTCGCAAGCCCCTCATGCAAACTTCCGATTACTGCCCCAGATGGGACTAAGGTTTTTGTACCTCACAAGTTCCAGATGATGAGTTCGATGGGTAATGGTTTCACGTTTGAACTTGAGTCAATCTTGTTCTACGCGATAGTCACATCCGTCGTGCCCGGAGTCTGGAGTGGCCCTTCCAAGGGTCAAAGGAGGCTAACTTGGCCTCACGTCAGTGTCTTTGGAGACGACTTAGTGTTTCCTTCGGCCTACTATAGCCAAGTTAAGGACCTGTTGACAGAATTTGGTTTCACTGTCAATCCCGATAAAAGCTTCTCTGGTGGTCCGTTCCGTGAATCTTGCGGTAAGGACTATTTTGGCGGTATCGATACACGACCCATTTATATCACAAAGGTCTTACAAGATGGTTCCTCCTTGGTTAGTCTTGCTAACCGCATTTATGCCATTGCTCATACTTCTTCTGCGGGTCGCGATCGTACTACTGATCGGGCTCACGGTAGATGGGCAGCTGCATGGCGATTGGTTGTGAGCAAAATTCCAGCCGGGTTACGCGAGATCATAAGTACTCCCCCCCATGTGCCTTCGGGTTTATGGGGGATTGAGCACTTAGGGGACCACACCTGGGAAACGCCGACCGGTCAACCCGGTAGGTGGAAAGTCATATCTCAGGTCCCAATTAAGACTGACCTCCGTTTGTGGGTGATAAAACACCCTGAGGGCACGATCCACGCAGGATCGAGCGAGGTCCTCCAACGGTTGAATTGTGACAACCTCATGGCAGCACGCTTATCTCAGTCGACTTACAAAGAAGACAAG